CGTCGCATGATCTCAAACCCAGCCTCCGCGTGGGCGTCCGCAGCCTCCGCTCGTGCGGCCTCAAGTGCGGCGCTGTACTCGGGGTGATCCTTCAGGATCCGATGAAGATACCCGCGGTGCAAGTCAAGCTCACCCGCAAGCTGCGTGATGGTGCCGCCCGACAAAAGATAATCCGTGAGGTATTGCACGCCGCCGCTCTTCTCGATGGACGCGAGTGCCGCCTTGCGTTTGGGTCGTCCTGCCATAGTTTTTCTCCGTTGCGGTTAGTTTACGATAGGGGTGCCCCGGGGGGCAAAATTTTAGGGGAACGTGTGTGTGGTCTTGCACAAGCACTACCCCCGGGTCGGCCGGGGGCGGGGGGGGGTATTTCGCGCCTTTTTCGCAATAATTTAACATAATAGATCTTCTCAGACTTTTTTGCACCTCGTAACCCATTGATATCATTACGCTTTGACGTGAGCGCATAACTAAACGTGAAATTATCGGTGTTTCTGCGAGTGTGACATCTATGCGCCAAATGCATACCGAACCCGTCAAAATGCGGTTTTCTCGCGCGCACACGCGAGGCCGTCGCCAGTGTGTTGTAGCGTAAAAAACGGCGACGCTTAGCCAGTGTAAGGGAGGAGAACCAAGCGCCGCCAGTTGGAGCATCCACAGGGAGAGATGGTAAACTCCAGGCTGGACCTAACAGTACCCGCGTCAGATCCAGTGAGGCAAACATAGAGAGACGTCTATGCACGACCACAGTACCCCATCTATTCATCCCAATCAAAAATCTGTGCATCCTCGCCCGCCAAGCGGTACGCGATCACCAGGTAATTTATCTGGTCAATGATGCTGTCCTCGTGAAACCCGTTGTCATCCACCCGAGCGGCTTTCAGCTCCGACATCATCCGCGCAACGTCGTACGCCGTCAGGGAAGCCCCTGGAGCGAGCTTACCGCGCAACACGCTGTTCCACCTGTCGCAGATCGTTTGGTGCATCTGTGCGGCGTCTCCGTAGCTCCCCTCGCGTTCTTTCAGGATCCCCGCGGCCTTACCTAAGATCGTCTCGTAATTCATCTTTCGTCCTCGCTTTGTATTTTGCATATCCGTTCTTGCTGATCACCTTGACGTATTCCCGGTCGATCAGACCGAGCAGCGTCTTGCGTATCTCATCGAGTTCCTCATCCATCGCCCCGGCGAGATCCTCGGCAGTCATCGTGCCTTGCTCCCGCATGAACGTCAGGACGTGCAGCTCGTATTTCGTGAGAGGCTCCCGCCAAACCCTGCGTCGCTTGTCATCCGGCAGTGCGGCTCTCAATCCCAGCTCGGCGCGTCGCCGCTCGAATTCCATCATGCGATGCCTGAGTAGTTCCTCATCCATGGCGCAACTCCCACTGCCTCCGCAGGATTGCGTCTCGTTGCCACTGGCTCCATTTCTTCAACTGCGGCGCCCGGAGATGCTTCCGTCGATTGGCGACGGCTTCCAGCTCCTCCAAGGAGGTGATCTCATCCATCACTCGGTTGAATTCTCTCTCCCCCAAGTCGGCGTAATCTTTTGCCCGCCAGACATGCTGAAGGATCCGCTCACGGTCAGTCATCTCGACCCCCCGAAATGCGTAACGGCACCCAAGGCGTAACACCGTAACACCCCTAAAGGGAGTGTTACGGGTGTTACACCCGCACTTGGCCCGTAACAGTTGCCGTAACAAAGCGTAACAGTGCGTAACAGTAGTAGTATTTTATTTATACTTTTCAGTAACTTAAAACGTAACACCAAGTGGTACATCTGTTACGCCCTCCTACAATTTGTACTTTTGGCGTAACAGCCAGAAAAACCCGTCATTTTTGGCCAATTCACCCTTGCCGATGAGCCCCTCGACGGCCCTCTGCCACGCCTGTCGTTTGTTGTTGGTGGTCGCCCTTCCGTAGAAATGTTCCCGCAGTTGATCCTCGTTGATGGTCCACCGCGTGCCGCTTTCTGGGTATCCCGTGCCGCCGGGATTTGGCCCGCCGATTTGCTCACCCCAGAGCTGCGTGAAACACCGCACGACGAGGCTCTCGTTGGGGCTTAGCTTTGTGGTGGCCTCGCTGACGCGTTCGTCATCCGCGGGCGTGATGTAGCAGCTCGTGACCGGGTCGCCGTCCTCGTCGCACCCCAGCTCAACGGCGCGCAGCTCGAACGCGAACTCCTTGCCGCTCTCGATGTCTCGTTGCTTGGTGGCTTTCGCAAAGCGGATCCCGGCGTCCTCGTCGACCCGCAGCTCAATTTCGGTGTCCGTGGCGGCTCTGAGTGAGCTGTGGCCCCTGGCGCCGTTGTCTGCCTTGCCGGAGTGATGCACGGTGACGACGGTCGCCTGGGCGTGATCCCTGAGTGCGTCGGCGTTGCTGATGTACGCCGTCATGTCCTCGGGTCCGTTTTCGTTACCGCCTGCCAGGGCGCGCGACAGGGTGTCGACCACGATCAGCTCAATTTTGCCGTGCTTGTCTTTGACCAGGTCGATGAGCTGTCGGAGTTTTGGGAGGTCCGCCTCGGGATCCAGCAAGTTGACCGGGCAGGGGCGCACCGCCAGCGGCACGTCTGTGTCGCCGTAGTGGTCCGCGATTGCTTTTGCTCTGTTGAGATACCCGTGACCGCCCTCCGCGGCTAGGTAGAGCACCACGCCTTGCTGCACCTTGTTGTCGTGCCAGGGACGCCCCGCCGCGACGTGGTACGCCATGTCCAGCATCAGGAATGACTTGCCCGTGTTGGACTGGCCGTACAGCACCGCCATTTGTTGCCTGCCGATCCACCCCTTGATTAGGTAGTTTGATTTTAGCACCGGGGCGGCGTCGCCGATCCACACAAGCTCATCCAGGAGGCTCTCTGGGCTTTTGAGCTGCGTTAATCCTTGCTTGACGGCTGAGAGGCCCAGCGTGGCGTGCACGTCGTTCCAGTCGGTATCCGGCAGCGCTGGCGCCGTCCAGGGCAAACCTGTCTTTTGCGCGGCTTCCTGCCCGCCGTTGTTGGCGTCGTTGTCGGCCGCGATGCGTATGTCAATGTCTGGCCATTGTAAGGTCAGGGCGTCGACGACCGTCTGGATGTTGTTTTTGTCCAGCGCGAATATAACTGGGAGTTCCTTGTCGAGCGCCATGTGTACTGACACGCACGTCGCCCAACCCTCGGCGAGCCAAACGGTGCCCGGGTTTTCCGGGTTGAACCTTCCAACGACGCCGAACACGCCGCCCTCCTTGTTCAGCCCGGTGTTGAACCGCTTGTCGCCGTTGGGTTGGATCCGTTGCTGGCCCACCTGTTGGCGCTCCGTGTTGTAGAGCTTCACGACGACGTCAGTCTTTTCCAGGACCGCGCCGATCAGTTCGACGCCCTTGCGCTCGTGGTACGGCGTGAACGGGTCGAACTCCTCGGGTGGCTTTTCTTTTTTGACGGGCTTCGGCATTGGCACGATGTTGTCGAAATCGCTTGCCGTGACGCCCACGTTGACTGCCTTGGAGCTGGCCACGGCTACAGGCCAAACCCCATCCTCTTCTAAAATTTGGACGATGCTGGTGAAATCGTTGCACTGTCGGCAATTGAATTTCACCATCCCGTCTTTCTCGTTGATCCAAAACCGGGTGCTTGGCCAGTCGTTGTGCCCGCAGTGGGGACAGGATCCGTGGAATTCACCCTTCGGCCCCTCGCGGAGGTCGTAGCGTGCAATGATCCTGTCCGACCACTCCGCCCAGTATGGTTTGGGGAAGTCCGGCATTTAGAGGCCAAGCTCCTTGTCGGTCCAACCCGGGATCCAGAACGCGTCTGGCAGGCGCGCGGCGCGCAGTGGTTCCTTGGCGGCAAATTTGTTGAACGCGTGAACGAACAGCTTGCGGCGAAAATCTATGTGTGACGGGTTTTGCTTCATTTGGTCCTTGTAGAACCACTCACGGAAAAACACCGCGGCGTCATGCTCGTAGCTTTTCTGGCCGTGGTGCAGCGTCTCACAGAATTCGTCTGCGGTGTCTTCCATCTTGAGGTAGGTGGCGATGCAGTGCACGGCGCCCAACCAGCCGCTCACCTTGCTCATCGACGCCCG